CTAATATATCTCTTGCTGTAGAACTTTTGTTGGCAAGAATAGCAATATTTGAATTAGGATTAAACAACGCATAATGTAATAGATAAGAAATTGTTGTTGTTGATTTACCTGATTGTCTAGGTAGTTTACATATAGTAAATCGGTTATCGTGTATGGTTTGTACAATCTTTTTTTGAAAGTCATACATCTTAAAAGGAACAAGACCTTCGTCAAGTGATACAATCTTTACATAATTCTCCATAAAATACAATGGATCTTTTTCACACTTTTGAAACTCTATAATTTGTTCTTTAGTGTACTCTTGTGGTGTATTAACTTTTTTAAGATTAGGATTTCCTAAATATGCGTCACTCATTGACAATAATTCCTTCTATATGTGTATATCCCATTTTTTTAGCAGTCGTAACTCTTTGACTTCCTTTTAATACCACCAACTCTTTTTCTATATATAAACTACCGTTAGCACCATAACGTGGTGTTTTTGATATTTGTCTTTTTTCTACTTCTATAGGATTTAATAATTCTTTTGAGTTAAATAAGTCTTCAAGCACCATATTATTATTTTCATAATACTTTATATAACTTAAATCATTAATTGCTATCGTCTGTTTCTTCGGGTGTGATGTCTTTGCTTTCAATATTTTCATTTTTACCTTTTAACATCTTTTGTAATTCTGCTGTAGAACCAACAAAAAGAGCATTTTTAATTTGAGGATTTGCTGTCTTTGGCAACTCTTTTAAGTCTTTTAGTTTCTTTTGTAAGTCTTGTAACTTATCTACTGTACCTGCGACTTGTCCTATTAATTGACCAGCGACTTCATATGCTCTTGGGTGCTGTCCTTCTCTAGCAATATCTAATATTCCATCTATCGCTTCTTGTCCTCTTTCTATAAGATTGTAATAGTTTTCTCTACTATATTTGTAATCGTTATCTATATCAGGATTATTTTTATCTTCTTTTCTAGGAACAGGTGCTTTAAATTCTTTTTCAGGTTTAGATTCTTTTTTTTCTATACCTAATATTTCATTTACTTTTTCTTCTAACTTACTCATATTATTATTTATTAATATCCCCAACACACAAAAGAGTATCTAGTGTTTTTTAAAACAGTTGTTACTCTATGTTTGTACATGAAGTTTGAGGGAAACATTAATATATCTCCAGCATTTAATTGTACTTTGTAGTTATCATTAAATATAAAATCACCACCCTCGTAATCATCATTTAAAATACCTACAACAGATAAGATAGGTATACCGTTTCTTTGACCATCGAATATATCTCTTATATGGTCAACATGATTTTTCATTTCGTTATTTTGTTGATAACGATTAAAACGTATATTTGAAATTTGATTACAAAAATCTATACAATCAAAATGTTTTTCATAATCTTTAATAGCTTTTAAAACAACTTTTTCTACACAATCATTTGTAGAATTTTGTAAATTTAAAACTTGTAATTCTTTTTCTTTGTGATTATAAAATTGATTACTTTTAGAACTATAATATTGATGTGTTGTCCAGTTTTCTTTTTTTATATCGTTGATAATAAATTCACAAGCATTTTTATCAATATAGTTTCCTTTTAATATATAATTATATATGTTCATAATAAAAAATTTAATTTAATTATTCATCACTATCAGTTGAAGTGTTATAATTTTTACCATCTGTATAATTTTGTATTGTAGTTGTAAATCCAAAATCATCATCTGCGTCAGCACTTGTAGGATTTGGTACAACTATAATTCTTTCTTCTCTTGCTTTATTAACTGTGTCAGTATCAGTATAAACATCTGATTGAACTTCTTTGATAACTTTTTGTGTAGAAGCAGGACCAAACAAATAAGTTTTAGCGGTAAATGATAATGTATATATCACTGCTCTTCGTTTTGTAAAACTTTCTGTGTAACTATCTTCATATTCTACTCTATTTAAAATAATTGGTACATCTCTTTTAATACTCAATTCTGGTAACGCATTGATTGTAACAGTATAATCTGGTTGAAAGAAAGGTAATATTTGTTCTATAATTTGTAGACCACCTTCAGCAGTAGCAGTAAATGAATATAAATTAAAAGATATATTATACGGCACAGGCATATAATTGTAATCCATAATCTTGCCTTCAGCACTTGTTTTAACTCTTTTAAATTTTTGAACTCTTGTTAATTTTCTACTTGCGTCATAAGATATACCTGATATTTCAAATCCCATACGTGGTAATGTAATCGCAAACTCTCTATTTTGTAAACTAGGTTGTTGATCTAATCTTACTAAAAACTTTTCTTTTGGACCATATGCCAACGGCACTCGAATAGATTGAATAACAGAACCACCAGAGTCTTTTCTTTTAATTTGTATATTATTAAAAATTTGACCAAAAGCGATGGTCATTCTTCTTAATGATTCGTTGTAAAAATAATTTCCAAACATTTTATAATCCGTTATCTAAATCCCCAAAAGGATTTCTTTCTGTAAAATCTAATATATCATCTGCTGTAGATGAAGTATCAAAACCTGCTTCAGTGTCTAAATCATTGTTATCAGCGTAAGGAGATTGTGTTTGAATATTATATGTTTCTAATAAGAAGTAATTATTTTCACCCTCTACACTATCATTTTCTAACAACAACGCACCATCTTCATTTTCTAAAGATACTTGATGTGCTAATTGATCTAAAGTATATTTGTCTTCAGCTTTATCAACATCTGAAACACCTGTATCAATTCTTTCAGAACTATATTCCCAACGAGTTACTTTTAATTTGTAAACAGGTAGATTACCTAATTGAAAGAATGGTTCCTGATCTTCAACAAATAAAATTTCAAAAAAAGAGTTCATTAAAGGCATATAGATAATATCGCCTTCGTTTGGTCTGCCAGACACAATCATTGTAGCAGGATCGTCAACTAAATCATTCCATCTTCTTTTTGAAATTGTAAATGAAGTGTCTTCTCTAATTTCTAAACCGAATTTATTAATGATTTCTTGTTCACCAGCAAATCCTTCAGTTGTGTCAAAATACATTTCAGCAAGATAAGCAGCATTAAATTTACTTGCTACATCTTCGCCTAAAATTAAATCTCTATTAATTAATGTGCGTGGTAAATAATAGACATCATGCCCATATATTTTAAGACCTTCAATAATTAAATTCTCGTAAAGTCTTTTTTCTTCGGTACTGCCTATGCCGTTTCCACCTTGAAAGTAATGATTAACTGGCATGGCATTATCCTATCATCATAGCAGGATTTAACTCATAAGAATCTCTAATTTCTTTTTCTAATTTTTCTATGTCGGAAAGTGATTCAGTATAAATTTGTTGACCATTTAAAGTTACACCGCCTATCATTGTTACACCGTTAAACTTGCTAAGATTTGCTCCCCATTGTTTTTTAAATAAGGCAGTTACATATCTTTTTAAAAAGATGTCATTAAAAACATCTGTATATGTTGCTGGATCTAATTTTCTATAACATTCAATAACAATATATTCATCTGTAGTTAAATCATTTGACCAGTCCATATCAATGTACAATCTATTGTCGTGTTGATTAAATCTAATAGGTTTTTCACCAACTAATACATGGTCTAAAAAGTCCAAATGTCTTAATACAACATCATAGTTAATAATACTTGTAGATGAAAAATCATAAAGGTCGTTTAATCTCATTTGGTATCTTACATCAAATAAGTTTAAATTGCCTTTGTTTGAAAATGGAAAAATGTTGATTACTGAAATAACTGATTCTGGTACTACTAAAAAATTATTATCTTCATACCAAGTTGTAGATACAGAATTTTTAGTTGCTGTTTCTGTAGCAGGATTAATAGCAGCCAAACGTGTTTTATCAGCAGCTGTTAATTTATATTTAAGATATGTTCTTCTAATACCATCATAATGGTATTGAGCGTAATATTGTAATGCCTCGTCTATTCTATCTTCAAGTTGGTCATCATCTACGTTAATCTCTATAACAGGTTTACCTAACGCTCTTAAAGCATATTCTTTTAGTGCTGATCTACTTGATGGTGTTGCCATTCTTAACCCTTAATGTTTTTTAATATTTATAATATTAACCGAGAGCAATGGCTTGTGCGATAGCAAATGGTTGTGAAGCTTTTGCGTCTAACTGTGTTTGTATAGCACTTGTTACACCATTTAAATATCCAATTTCTGTGTCATCTACACCAGCAACAACGGCTTGTTTTGCGTCTAACTGTGTTTGTATAGCACTTGTTACACCATTTAAATATTGAAATTCAGTGTTTGAAACAGATCCATCAGCGATTGAAGTAGCATCAAGTGCTGATATATTAGACTGAACATAACTTACAATTTGACTTGCGTTAATTCTTTTTTCTGTTGTTGCGTCTGATATAGCAAATTGGTCTGTATCAGCAATAGTGATACCTGTTCCGTCAGATAATCCATCTATATTTAAAACATTTTCAACATTACCAAATTCTAAAGCAGTTCCTCCAGAATTGACTTTTAAAATTTGATTTGCTGTACCAAGTGATAAAGAAGCACCTAAACCCCCATATGCTAAACCAATAAATTCACCTGATTGAAATTCTGCTAAACCTGTAGCATTATTTTCATCATCAAAAACTGTTCTTATAGGTACTTTTGCGACCATAACTCTCCTTAATTACAATATTTATATGTTTTTATAACTAAAAACTAAATAATTCAAATTTACTTTGTACCTGACCATTTGCTTTTGTAAAAGCAGTAAATACTGAAGCCTTTGAAGATCCAGCTGCCATAGTAAATGTTGTGGCTGCTGTACTTAATCCACTTGCTTGAGTATATAAAGGCACACTTTTTGTTGAAATTCCTGTTTTTGCGTCAGCTTGCGCTATTACATTTGCACCAACTTTTGAACCTGCTGGTAAAGTAGCACCTGTAGCAGAAATCTGAATAGCACCTGTACCATCACCAGAAATAGTAGCGCCTGCCAAGTCAATTGTATT